CTAACAAATATTTCAGGTTTGTACGATATACAAACAGCCTTTATACTATGGCCAACAAATGCAAGATTTGAAACGTATGTAGTATTCAACGAAGGTACATCTCCAAAAGATCTACAGGCCCGTCATTATGTAAAAACAGTATTACCAATGACTAATAGAGTAGAATACACCTGGGCACTAACAGATGAAATGAGCGAACAACGACTTAACCGAAATCGTTGTACAGTAGAATTGCTGTCAAAAGTTTTTGGATTTCGGGTAATACAATACACAGTCAATGATATTATTGCTAAATTTCGAAGTTTTGGTACCGTGGGGCTTGCAGATAACGCTAGAGATGGGAGCCATTGGGGTAGCCAAACGCAACGGGCCATTTCGGATTTAATGCAGTTGACACTTAATGAATAATATGCTATTATAACTACATGAGATATCTAATTGTTGACACCGCTAATACCTTTTTCCGTGCTAGGCACTCGGCCCATCGTCAAGCAGACACATGGGATAAGCTAGGTTTTGCTATCCATGTAACTTTGGCTAGCGTTAATAAATGTTGGCGTGATCAAAAAGCAGATCATGTTATTTTCTGTTTAGAAGGCCGTAGTTGGCGCAAAGACTGTTATGCTCCTTATAAAGCTAATCGTGCTGTTGCCCGTGCTGCGCTGACAGAAAAAGAACAAGAAGAAGATCGATTATTTTGGGAAACATTTGACGCCCTTAAAGAGTTTCTAGCCAACAAAACTAACTGCACAGTATTACAACACGGAGAGCTAGAAGCAGATGATTTAATTGCAGGATGGATACAGAGTCATCCGTTGGATCATCACACCATTGTATCAAGCGATACCGACTTCCATCAATTACTAGCAGACAATGTAAATCAATATAACGGAATTGCAGATGAGCTCCATACTATACAAGGTATTTTCGACAAAAAAGGTAAAGCAGTCATCGATAAAAAGACTAAGGAAGCAAAAGTCATTCCGGATCCTAAGTGGATTCTTTTCGAAAAGTGTATGCGGGGAGACCCAACCGACAATGTCTTTTCGGCTTATCCCGGGGTCCGCAAGGTGGGAAGTAAAAATAAAGTTGGGCTCCAAGAAGCATTTGCCGACAAAGATTCGAAAGGCTTTGCGTGGAATAATTTAATGCTACAACGCTGGACTGATCATAATGATGTAGAACATCGTGTACTAGACGATTATAATCGTAACGTAACATTAGTAGACTTAACTGCACAACCAGATGATATTAAAGTTAAGATTGCAGAAACTATTGCTGGCGGTAGTGTTCCGCTAAGTCGCCCTATGATTGGTGCTCAGTTTTTAAAGTTCTGTGGCAAGTATGATTTGGTTAAGATGTCAGATCAAGCAGACAGCTTTGTTCGCTTTTTAGAAGCAAGTTATCCAGAAAAATGATTGTATTAGCTCAAATTGCATTGTTTTTATCTATAGGCTTAGGCTTGGGATTCTTTGGTGCTATGTTTATAGCTGGTATAATGGACTGGCGCAAGGCTCGCCAAGAGAGTAAAAATCGTGTGTGGGCAGAATTACAACGCACTGATTATGAACGCCGTCGTCCGGCGGCAAAATAAGGAACAAATATGAATAAATTTATAGCGTGGTACAATCGTAATTATCAAGCAATTACTTGGTTCATGATAGGCTGGCTGAGCTTTGCTTTAGTAATAGACTTTAGCAAAGGCGATTGGGCCGGTTGTGCTATTGATATTTTAATTATTTTTATTAACTATTTGTTTGCAAGAAAATGAGAAAAAGAGAATTACTTCTTGGCCTAGTGCTTATCATTATTGTGTTTAGCATATTAATGTTAGACCAACCTATGCACGGACTAAAGAAGTATGACTGTAGTATAGCCGAGATTAGTCCAGACTATCCTGTAGAAGTTAAAGATGCTTGCCGTCGCATTCGTGCAGAAAAGCGTAAAGAATGACTACTATTGTCCTACTACTTGCCGTGTTTGGCGTTAAACACTTTATAGCAGACTTTGTGTTACAGTTTAACTTTATGCTCAAGGACAAAGGTACATATGGTGCTCCTGGCGGACGTGACCATGCTGGCGTACATGGCATTGGTACATTCCTTGTGCTTGTATGGTTTACTAATCCGTATACTGCAATACTACTAGCAATGATGGATAGCGTTATACACTATCATGTCGACTGGGCAAAAACAAATTTAAGCCGCGGACTAACTCCAGCGGATAGACGCTTCTGGTTATGGTTAGGAGCCGACCAGGGCCTGCATTACTTGACATATATTTTAATTATAGGAATCATTGTATTATGACCGAACTAATCGCTAAACCCGTTGTAAAGAATAAGATGTGGATCGTAGAGTCTGCTGGTACTAAAGTCGGTAACATTATGGCTGTCGACGAAGGAGGTGTTGTTTATGTACACGACAACCAACGTGAGTCATTTCCATCGATTAAATTATTAAGCAAACAATATAATATCGAGTTTGCAAAAGCAGAAAAGCCCAAGAAAGAAAAACAAGATGTCTACGACGTCTATGGCTTTCCTACTAACAGTCACCCTAATAACGAAGTACTTGATGTTCAGCGTTACTTGCCTATCTATACAAAAGGTTCTAAGTCTAAGAGCTTTTTCTGTGCCGGTTACTACATTATTAAATTTAGCAGTACGTGGGTTCGTGCGTACTGTCCAAAACTAATCACCCTCAATCGCTACGAATACGAAGGCCCGTTTAAGACACAAGAACGTATGATTGAAGCAATGAAAGAAGCAAATGGACAATAATCTTACTTTTCACATTCGAATGTTTAATGATAGAGTTAGGGCAATGAATCAAACCAACGGTAAATTGCTTACACTAAATCCACAAGAAGCTCGCAATTTACATGCCGAAATTTACGATTTGATGGCCGTAATTGCCGAATTAAGCAAGGCCAACAACCAAGAAGGTAGCGTTATTAGCGTAAGCATGGATGGTGGCGGTTTTAAATAATATGCGTACTTTAAGAAGATAAATAAAAAGTATATCAAGGATAGTTAAAAATGTCTAGACCAAAACCAACGGTGTTGTTGGACCATGTAAATAAAACAACTTATAAGAGTGAGCAAGTTCTGGCCTCTGAAGGTATCTGGGCGGTCTTCTATGACAATCAACCTATCAATCTCAAGACACACAATATTTTAGTGTCGTACCCAGGACCGAAGTACAAAAAGGTATCCTTCTCAAATAGCGGACACGCTATCAATCTGTGTAAGAAACTAAACACTCTGTTCCGCACTGATAAATTTAGCGTTGTACTTTTACGTGCCGGCGACCGAATTTTCCCATAAGCGTTACACCCAGCGTCAGCTAACAAAAATTTTTATTGAACAAGCTGGCCTACCTATAGGTGTAACAACCGACATGCAACGTCGTTGGTGGAAGAATCCCACAGATCCTGATAGTCTTAGACTAAGTCTTGCTGGCTTACAATTAGTTAAGGCTGTACTTAAACTTACCAGCTACGACTTTGCACTTGCTGAAGAACTCAATAACCATCAACTACTATTGCTAGAACGTCAGTTTAAAGGCATGTACTACTTGCTTAAACGTCAAAAAATTATAGTATTCGAAGAAGAAGAGGCTATGATGCTTACACTACACGGGAATGATCTAGTGTCGTATTTAGACAACATTGAATCACAGGGTTGGCTCAAAATTCCCAAAATAGTATAATAGCTATACCATGAAAGATTACGAAATTCAGCGAGTAGACAAAAGATTTAACGGGCACGGATATTTCAAATATATCGTCAGTCCAGTCTATCGCCGAGGTGATACCACATGGTTATATACCACAAGTCGCTTGCAATTTCAAGAATGGCGTGAATGGTGTCGTGCGACATTTGGACCAGCAATGGAACGTGAGTGGGCATGTGGCCTAATGTATCAAAATAAATTAGTGTCGCAGGCTTGGGCATGGGATACCGAACATGGCAATAAGCGTCTATATCTGCGTGGCGACGAAGAACTCACTGTTTTTGAGCTTAAATTCTAAGCGGTTGACCCAAAATTCTCAATAATGTATAATACTAGTATGACTAAAAAATCTAACCCTATTGCAGAAACCAAAGTTCGCACTATCCTATATCTCTGGGAGGATAAACGTAGCCCAGGAGAACCAAAATTTGGTGACCATACTATTGCAGGTAGTCCAACTAAAGTTGAAATAGACAAAGATACCAAGGCCTATATTCGTAGTCAACTTAGTCGTCAAAAATATATTTACGATGCCGGCGATATTATTGTGCATTGGATCATTGACGCAACCGAATATGCTCAATCCGTAGGCAAAAATTATCCCCATGCTAAGTTAGATGATTATATTGCTAACGAAAAGACTGACCTTAAGAATTATAGAATACTAGCAGACGTTTATAAAATCTCAGCCGACGAACTTACTCGTAAAGTAAATGGTGTACTATATGGTGTAAGTAAAACTGGTACTTATGCTCCGCACAAGTTTCAACAAGAAGCAATTAATAAAGCAGTTGATTATTTCAACAATGGCGGTACTGATTATCTATTAGACGCTGTTATGCGTTTTGGTAAGAGTTTTACTAGTTATAAAATCTGCAAAGATATTGCCGCTAAACGTATTTTAGTTATTACAGGTCGTCCTAAGATTAAAGACGGATGGAAGAATGATTTAGATCACGTAGACTTTGCAGGCTGGAATTTCATTGACAGCCAAAAAGAAAAGGATGTAGCATTTTACAATGCTGATGCATTGTTTACCACCGAAGAAGAACCTGTAGCTGAAGTTATCTTTGCTAGTTTTCAAGGTGGTAAACGTGCAGACAGCCGTATTGCTAAAGTAATTGAGCAAGATATCGATGTAGTCATCATTGATGAAGCTCATGCGTACTTTAGCGCCGATGCTATTGATTTTATTAAAAAACTAAAAGCCAAACGTAAAATTTGGGCAAGCGGCACTCCTTTTAAAGCCTACGAAAGTGGCATGTTTGATGGAGAGACAGATACTTACCGTTTTACTCTATTAGATTTGTTACGTGAAAAAAAACGTGTAGAGGATTCTATTAAAGCAGGTGAATTTGTGTCTGACTTAGAAATGCGTTATACAGAATTTCCTAATGTACAATTTTTAGTAGCAGAATATCCGACGTTTAATAACGACGAATTATATAAAGAAGAAGGCCTTAATATGAAGGCTCTCACAAGTAGCAAAGATAATATTCCTAACTATCCAGACGAAGTCAATGGTCTATTAGACAGTTTGTTTAGAACCGACAGACGCAGTCCGTTTACCATGGGCGGTCGCGAGATTAAATATCCGGTTAATGCACAACATGTATGGATGGCTGTGCCTGCAGGCAAAGATGACACAACTAGCGAATCAGTTGCATCTGCTACTACCCTGGAAACTTCAATTAAAAATCATCCTTTGTATAGCACAAAATATTCTCCACTGGCCATTAAAGGCAACAAGGATCAGGACGATGTTAATCGCCATATCACATTAGCAAAACAAAATAATCTTGGGTCTATTAATATCAGTTGTCGTAGCTTGAACACTGGCACTAAATTTCCTGATATTGATACTGTAGTATTTTTAACTGAAACTACAAGTGCCTCTGAGTTTTGGCAAACGGGTGGTCGTGCATTACAACCTAAGCCAGGTAAAAAGAGTATTACTATTATTTGTTACAGTATTGAAATGGTTGTTAATATGGCCAACCGCATGGTTGAGTATAGCATCAAAGACACCAGTGATAAAAATCATAATGCTGTTATGACAGAATTTTTATCAATGATGCCAGTTTTTGTCAATGACGGCCCTCGTGTAAAATCTTTAGATATTGAAGAAGTGTATCAACAACTTAGCAGTAGTGGAAGTGTTAAACGTAGTTTTAGCGATCGTGCTGTGTTAAGCAAAGACTTTGAAGACGTCGTATTAAACAATATAGAATTTTTCCGGGACATTCCCGACGTTGATAACGATGATCCCAGTTCACGTAAATTATTACATGCATCAGGAGTTAAGGGTAAAAATGCAACGCAAAAACGCACAGCGCCAACGACTGCAAAAGAAAAAGCTGAAATTGACGAAATTAAAATTAAGGTTCGTGAGTTCCTAACATATATCGGCGATGTCATGTCTGCTAGTCTTGCCTATGATCAAGCAGTAGTCGAATCATTGACTGACTTAGAGCATATTAACAAAGCCACAATTGATGGGGAATTAGGAAAAGGCACTAAAGATATTATTTTAGCGTTACTAAAATCGGGCGCACTCAACACATCTGTCTTAGACAGAAAAATTAGTGCTTATTATAATGTTAAACTTAAAACTGCAATTTAAATGTTTACTGCCTATATTAGACCCGACAAAGTTTACGATGTCTTACACGACATCAGGACTCCAAAATGGAAACTATCGGCCACTGGAGAGACTAGAACCAATTCTGCTCTCATTGATGAAATTTTAGCTACGATTCCAGTTGCTGAATGGAAAAGGGGAGGGCCATTTTTAGATCCTTGTTGCGGTAGAGGTACGTTCCTTTTAAAGGTTATTGACAAATTAGAGAAATACCATTCGCCTGAGAATATATTAAATATGATTAAGGGCATTGACATTGATAGCTATTGCGTGTATACTACTAAAGAAGTTATCTCTGCACGTTTAGGCGTTAAACCCGAAGAGTTAGATAATATTATCGTTCAGGATAACTTTATAACATGGGATTCAAAAGGTATGAAATTTAATATAGTGGGAAATCCTCCATTCCAAGAGGGTGGTAGAGATGACGAAGCAAATAAGTTATGGCCATTTTTTATAAAACGAGCCAGTGAGTTAGTCAAAGACAAAGGTTATGTAGCAATGGTTAGCCCAACTGGATGGATGCAACCCACTGCTGATATTGGTAAGGGAAATAGCAAAAATGCTGTTAGTATTTTCAATGACATATTTAAAGCAAATAATTTAGTTACTGCCAATATTAACAGTGATACCTTACAAAAAATGTACTTTGCCGGTGTTGGTAGTACTTTTAGTTATTTTACTTTTCAGAAGGCACCATATAAAGGAATAACCAACTTTATCACTCCCACAGGTACTATTCAAGTCGACATTCGTACAATTGACAGCTTACCCAAAGTAACAAGTAGTCTAAGTCTTAGTATTACTAAAAAAATGTCAGGTACACCGTTTAAATTTTATGATCAGAATCACGGGTTAAATGGCAAAGAAAATAGTGTTAAAGATTCTAACTATCAATATCGTGTATATCATACTAATAAAAAAGGTGGAACCTATTGGTATGGTTCTGTAAAATCTGCAGAAGCTAATAAGCCCAAGGTTATTATTAGTTTGTCCGGAAAATATCTTGCAGTATATAATAACACTGACGGATTTAGTAATATGTGTATGGCACTTGTTTGTGATACTGATGCACAGGCAACGCAAGCAGAAATTGTGTTAAACAGTAAGTTATATCGTTTTTGGGTAGAAATGCAAAAGTTTTCTGGATTTAATCCTAGAAAGTTAATCTTAACTTTGCCAGCAGTTGATCTAAATCAACAATGGGACGATCAGTTATTGTATAAACATTTTAACTTAACCACAGATGAAATTGCTTATATTGAAGGAATGTTTAGTGTTGCCGAATAAAGAACAAGTTATATCGCATGCAAGGAACAGAGATTATATGAGCGGAGTTGAAAGAGATTCTGCTCGTATTAAGGCCACTGGCGAAGTTTTTACCCCAACAAAATTAGTACAAGCAATACTAGATAGTTTGCCACAGACTTTATTTACAGATCCATCAGAAACTTTTCTTGATCCTAGTTGTGGAGATGGTCAGTTTTTAAGTGAAATACTTATAAGAAAAATGGAAAACGGAATTAGCTTTGAAGATGCGTTATCGAGTATCTATGGAGTTGAACTGATGGAAGATAATGCAGAAGAATGTCGCAAAAGATTACTTTGTGGACAAGAGCAATTAAGGCATATTGTAGAACGTAACATTGTATGGCACAATGGGCTGACATATGATTATAGCTTTAATGGTACTAACTTTACCGAACAAGAACTATTAAACCAAACCATTGGTTTGCCGGTGAACACAGAAAAAAACAATAAAATTAAAAGGCTAAAAGAAACACTCACACCCGATTTATCTGCATTTGATTTAGAATAAAATGAGCTACTTAGACAAAATCAAAAAGAAATACGATATCACAGACTACAAGGAAAGCGGTGTAACTATACCCGAACTTCCTACTGATGGTATTGTATTAATTGTAGGTACGTCGGGTTCAGGTAAAAGTACTATCTTGCGTGGCCTGGGTGAACTACGTCAGCCTGTAGTAGATAACGCTCGCACTACAATAGAAAACTTTAGTACTCCGGAACGTGGCGAAGAACTCTTACTTGCCTGCGGACTTCGTAGTATTCCTACTTGGTTTCGATCACCCAATACACTAAGCAATGGTGAGTACCACCGTTTTGAAATGGCTCTTAGTTTAGATCAAGGGCTCAGCACAGTTGACGAGTTTACGTCGGTAGTAGACCGCGATACTGCTAAAAGTCTAGCGTTAAGTATTCGCAAGTTCTATGACAAGCGAGGTACAACAGATCCGTTATACATTGCAAGTTGCCACAGAGACATAGTAGAATGGTTAGATCCAGACTACGTATATGACACAGATCTCTGTGTCTTAGAAAATCGGAGGTCACTTCTTCGACTGGGGACAAGACCAGAACTCGCACTCACCATCAAAAGCTCAAGTGTCGACTATTGGAGATATTTCAGTAAGTATCACTATCTAGATACTGCTATTAGTAAATCGGCGCACTACTATGTCTTACTCCTAGGTGATAAACCCATTGGTTTCCATGCCGCTATACATTCAACTAATAGAGATATTCATTCGTACTGGCGTGGCCATCGTACTGTAATCCTACCCGAGTTTCAAGGCATGGGTATAGGTACAGCATTTAGTGATGCCGTTGCTAAAATTTATGTAGACAAAGGCCTGCGTTACTTTAGCAAGACAGCTCACCCTAGTTTTGGTGAACACCGCGAAAAATCAGACCTATGGCGCCCTACATCAATGAATAAGAAGAGTCGTGTTGGTAGTTACTTAAACAAGGATGGTACTGCACGTGCGATGAAAGGGTATGGCGGCACAACTACTGTTCGCGATGCTTATAGGGTTTGTTACAGCCACGAATATATAGGTAAAAAGTAACTCTGTTGTATAAAAGCAACACCCAAAACCCCCGTTTTTAGGGGGTTTTTCACGGGGTTTATTTCGAGTTGACCCATAATTCGTTCTCAGCTATAATGTATGTATAGTGATTAATAAGGAGCAGACAATGGAAGTTCAAGTTAAAGATACTATTCGTTCTTATGATTTTAAACCAATGTTGGGCAGATCCGATTGTTTCGTTGAAGGTGTAGTATTAGACCGCAACGATTCTACTAACGGTTATCAAGCATATAAAATCCGTGTTACTCGTGATGTATTTGATGGTAAAGAATTTACAGAAGTTGGTTACAAAAATACAGGTAACCGTGTTGGTGAAATTGTATTTGTTCCTTGGAAAGTTAGTTTTATGGAATACCAAGGTCGTGTTATCAATTTGAGCAGATAAGGCTGTAATGGGGCCGTGCGGTCCCTGGGGAGCCTTGATACCCCAGAATACGAAGCGAGTCAATTTTTGCTGGTGGTTGCGACTCACAAACCTAAAACCAGCACTTTTTAACTAAGGAGATGTTGATGTCAAAATGTCAAACTATTGCCGAGTACAAAGAAATGGTACGCAACATGCCCGTGCAAGAATTAATGGGCTTAGCCGATACCTACAACGATTGTCAAAGCCCAGGGGTCAACGACGTTGTTATCCGCGACATTCTCAACAACGAAGTTGAGCGTCGTATCAACAACTGGGAAATCGCAGAAGTATGAGCGAAGAAGGTAACCTGTTTATCATGGCCTGGGACTGTAACGGACTCGAGGCTGTGGTTAATATTACAGATCTTGAAAAAGAAGCTACTTGGGCTATGTTGCAAGACCAAGAACCTTCAAAAAAGATCAGCCATATTGTAAATTACCTAATGTTGCGAGCTCGTGCAAACGGACAAAGACATTATGAAATCTACACTATGAACGCTGTAGCTGGAATTTCGGATGAAGATATCCGTAGTATGTTTGAAAACGATCCGCAAGGTAGTGCTGACTTAATTCGTGATCGTGGTCGTAAGATATATAGCGATCGCAGAGATGCAACAGCGGTAAAGATTGTTTGACCGATAATTCAGTTCAATGTATAATAGTTGTATTGTAG